ACAAAATCAAGTCCAAAGAAAAATGTAAAACCAGGCGAAGAAAAACATATTTCAGTTTATGAAAATAAAATATATTATTATTCTGGAGTGACCAGAGAATCTGTAGTTGAATTAAATCATAAACTTAGTGAATTAGAAGCAAAACATCTTACAGTATCTAATGTATTAGAAATTGAACCACCCCCGATTAGATTGTATATAAATTCAGGCGGAGGTTCAATTACAGCTGGTATTGCATCAATGGATACAATTTCAAGGTGTAAAGTTCCTGTTTACACTTATGTAGATGGATTTTGTGCAAGTGCAGCAACTTTTCTTTCAATAGTGGGAGTTAAAAGATATATAAGTAAAAATTCATATATGTTAATACATCAATTATCTTCAAATTTATGGGGAAAATACTCTGAAATAGAAGATGAGAAAAAGAATTTAGATTTAATGATGGAAACAATTAGAAATGTATATACAGAATATACTAAAGTTCCAATAGAAGAATTAGATGAAATATTAAAACACGATTTGATGTGGGATGCTAAAACCTGCTTGAAATATAATTTAGTTGATAGAATTGTATAGGAGTTAAACGATGACAACAAAACCAATGAGACCATTACCAGGAGCCAGTAATCAAGGAGCTACAGTTCAGGTAGATTTACGAGATGCAGAGACATTAAAATGTGAACATTGTGGGAATTATCTTTTTATACTTTGTTATGTGTTAAAGAGATTATCAGCATTAGTTTCACCTACTGGTAAAGAAGAAATGATACCTGTACAAGTTTATTCGTGTGGTGACTGTGGTAAAGTTTCAAAACTTTATACTGGAGTTTTGGGTGATGAAGTTGAAGCAAATGTGTTAAAAGAAGATAAACCAGATAAAGAACCATTGTTCCGTGCCGATTTATGAGTATATCTGTCCAACTTGCGGGCATGAAGAAGAGGTTTTACAGAAGATGGAAGATAAAGCTCCAGATTGCTCTAAATGTGTAGAGGTAAAACAATTAATGAAAAGGAAAATTTCAAAACCGGCAGTTATATTTAAAGGATCAGGATTTTATGAAACCGACTATAAGAAAAAACCAGAATCAAAAGAAGATAAAAAGCAAGAATCTGTTTCACCATCTAAAAAATCTGACGGAGATTCAGAATCCTAATTATTGGGATGAAATAACAGAAGAGGATAAAAAAACTTGGTCTAATTATATGATTAATCGTTTTCTTTCTATGAAGAGTGATTGGGTAGAACTTGTAAATGAATTTCAAAAATATAATGTAAAACCAAAAGATTTATATAAATTTTATATAAATGTTTTACCAAAAAGGAAACAGTGGTTAAAATATGTTAAAGGGAGAAATGATATGAACTATCCAAACTGGCTTATTAATATAGTACGTAATAATGATGAATGTAGTAGAGCTGAAGCTATAGAGGCTATAGGTTTTTATATGCTGACAGACGGTGGTATGCTTGAATTGCGTGAGATATTAGTAAAATGGGGTATTGAAGAGAGTAAGCTTAAAGAATTAGGAATAGACTTTACTAATCTTATTGTATGATAAAATCTTTGGTTAATTATGAAGTTCTAAAAAAATTTACTAATGAAGATACTCTTGATTTAGAATACCATAAAGTAACAAATGACATTGAAAATACTGATATTGAGCGTGGTATAAATATTATATTTAAATATTATCGTAAAAGTGGATTTCCCCATTATATTATAAATGATCAAGAAAAATATAGTCATTTTGAAAAGTTAAGAAAGTTTAATTCGAATACTATATTTGAAAACAATCAAATTATTCAAACGATGCATTGTTTACGGCTAGTGTGGTCATACTTTCCACATTGGATTGATGTTAGATGTGGAACATCTTTAAGTCCAAGAGAGGCATTTAATGATGATGTTATGTTGAAAACAATTATTAAAAAATGTTGGAATTGGCAATTAAAATATGGTAATAATAAATTTACTTTAAATAGATTTAGACAATCTTTGAAATTATATGGTGGTTCATATGGAGTTAGTAATTTTAGACCAACAGCAGCAAAATTAATTTATGAGAAGTATGGTGGTGATGGAGTAGTGTGGGATATGAGTTGTGGTTGGGGTGGAAGGTTATTGGGGTTTCTTGCAGCATCTAATACTAAACATTACATAGGAACTGAACCTGCCACGAGGACATATAATGGCCTATTAGAAATGAAAAAAGATTTTACATATCTAAATAAGAAAGTTGATATTTATAAAAAAGGAAGTGAAGAGTTTTTACCACAAAAAGAATCTATTGACTTTTGTTTTACATCACCACCGTATTTTGATACGGAAAAATATAGCTTGGAAAAGTCACAAAGTTTTATTAAATTTCCAACAGAAGATGAATGGATAAATGGGTTTCTGAAAAAGACTATTGAAAACTGTTATAGTGGATTGAAATACAATTGTTATATGTTATTGAATATAGCAAAAACAAATAAATATAAATGGATTGAGAAAGCAACTATTAGTAAAGCAAAAGAGGTTGGTTTTAATTTTGTAGATACTTTGGAGTTGATATTATCAAGTATTGCTGGAAAAGGTTATAAATATGAACCTGTATTTGTATTTAAAAAGGAACTATTATGAAAGTTATAAAAGAAGCTAGTACAAAAAAAGGTATATCAGTAGAAACTACACGTGATGAAGAATCTATTGTTGTACAAATGGAACGAGACTGGCCAGAAATGACTTCAGAATTTAAAAAAATTCAACAAGAACAATATGAGTTATTTTTACTTAAACAACACGATTACGGCCCTGGCAATATTAGTGTTGGTTCTCAATTAAAAACAGAAGAAGAAGTAAATCTATCACTTATAGGTTTATGGTTTAGAATGAATGATAAAATTCAAAGATTAAAAACTCTTTTACTTGGTGATAAGAAATCTGCAGTTAAAGATGAACCATTAGAAGATGCTTATCTTGATGTATCTAATTATGGTATTATGGCAACTATAGTTGGTCGTGGTAAGTGGGGCAAATGAAAAATATATCATATAGTCAATATAGTCAATGGGCTGTTTGTCCATATCGTTGGAAACTGTTATATATAGATAAATTGGGAGAGTGGACAGATAATATACATACGTTGTTTGGAACATCAATGCATGAAGTTCTACAAACATATCTTACTGTGATGTATAGTGATACGATTAAGGACGCAGATAAACTACCTTTAGATCAAATGTTATTATATAGAATGAAAGAAAATTATGAAAATATTCTTAATAAAAACGGGGGTGTTGTAATTTGTGAACAATATGAAATGGAAGAGTTTTATAGGCATGGATTGGTCATTTTAGATTGGTTTAAGAAAAAACGTGGTATGTATTTCAGTAAAAAAGGATATGAATTAGTTGGAGTAGAAGTTCCTATTAAGTATAAATTACCAAGTGGTATAAATTTTATTGGATATATAGATGTTATCATACGTGATGTATTGAGAGATAAACATAAAATTATAGATATTAAAACTTCTACAATGGGATGGAATAAATGGCAAAAGGCAGATAAAAATAAAACAGATCAAATTTTATTATATAAACAGTTTTATGGGAAACAAAATAATATTTCGTTAGATAAAATTGATGTAGAGTATTTTATTGTTAAAAGAAAATTATATGAGAAAGTAGATTTTCCTCAAAGAAGAGTACAGACATTTATACCAGCGAATGGTACTCCAAGTATAAATAAAGTTACTAATAATTTAAAATTGTTTATTGATGAATGTTTTTCTGGTAAAGAACATAATACAAGTCATACGTATAGAAAAATCCCATCAAAGAAAAATTGTAGATGGTGTGAATTTAATCAGACAGAATATTGTGATGAAGGCATAAAATAATGTTATCTAAAATAAGTTTAAGACTAAAATTATCAGATTTTATTAATACTGATATAGAACAAACTGTTATGGATATGATAAATGCTGCACATCTTAAATTAAATTCTGCAGTTATATTGTATTTGTGGTATGACGAAGATGAGTTATCGTTAACAGAGTTAAAAACTTTTTTAATGAAGTGGGATAGTAAATTACATTTTAAAACTATTGTAACATCAAATAGTAAAATGTCAAATGCTAATTTTATATGGTATGATATTATTCCAGATGAGTATTATACAGAAAGGTTAAATAGACGATTTGCATATAAATATTTTTATAAAACTGATATATTAAATGGATTAAAAGAATTTTATAAATGTGCAAAATTTATAATTTCAGATAAGCCACCACGTAAACAAAAGAGAAATGATTATGAGGGGTGATGAATGGAAGTGGTGGAAACAGAGAAGTATTAGAGTGGCTATAGTTGGTAGTAGGCAATATTTGAATAACAGAAAGATTAAAGATTTTATTTATAGGTTGAAAGAAAAATATGGTGAAGAAGTAGAAATAGTGAGTGGTGGTCAACCATTGGGAGCTGACGGAATAGCAAAACATATTGCTTTAGAGTTTGGTATGAATTATATTGAATTTCCACCAGCACATTATAAACATAATATACATTGTAAATTATCAGCTGAATATTATGGTAAGAAATATTATGTGAGCAATTTTTTTAAAAGAAATAAACAAATAGCAGAATATAGTGATATAGTTGTTGCATTTATACCAGATGGTATTGAGTCAAGAGGCACTATGAATACTGTTAAATATGCTACAGAAATGAAAAAATTAATAAAAATATTTAATTAGTATATATTTATATATAGATATACATATATACAAAGGGTTTTGTTATGGAATACAAATTAACTTCGGTAAAAGTTTTAAAAGATTTATATAAGAAATTCAAAATATCAAATTTAAGTGACGAATTTACTTTACAAAAATTAGTAAATCGTTCAATGGATTTATATTTATTAGATGAAAAATTTAAAACTAAAATTAAAGATTGGAAAAATTTGAAACCGAGTGGGAGTAGATTATAATGGAAGGCAGATTGAGTGAAAGAATACTTGATAAAATCTATGATGTTTTAGTTCGGATAGATAAGAGATTAAAAATTATAGAGGACAGTCTTAAAAAAGAAAAAAAAGATAAAAAGCAGTTATTAAATGATTAATTTTTAATTTGAGAGGTTATTATGTCAAAACGTAAAATTTTGTTATTATCAGACGACTTGAGAATGTCAAGTGGTGTTGGTACAATGTCAAGAGAGTTTGTACTTGGTACAATTGATAAATATGATTGGGTACAAGTAG